TAAAAGAAGACAACAAAGGTGCAGGAAAATGGCAGACTGACAAGGGTGGTGAGTACTTTGCGGCGGGTGTTGGGGCTGCGGTCACGGGTCGTGGTGCTGATTTGTTTGTTATTGACGACCCACACTCGGAGCAGGACGCTATGAGCGACAGTGCGTTCGATAATGCATACGAATGGTACACGTCTGGACCTCGACAGCGTCTTCAACCGGGCGGTTCTATTATAATTGTTATGACAAGATGGGGTAAAAAAGACTTGACAGGCCGTTTGATGGCTGCACAGGGCGGTGACACCATGGCAGATCAGTGGGAAGTAGTGGAATTTCCTGCAATTTTACCTTCAGACAAGCCATTATGGCCTGAGTTCTGGGAAAAAGACGCATTGTTGTCGATCAAAGCGTCACTTCCTGTAGGAAAATGGAATGCACAGTGGCAACAGACGCCAACTACGTCCGAATCGGCCATAGTTAAGAGAGAATGGTGGAAACCTTGGGAAAAAGAGCAAATTCCTCCTATAAAATACATACTTCAAGCGTATGATACAGCGTTTTCCAAGAAAGAAACTGCTGACTACTCTGCTATTACGACTTGGGGGATATTTGAGCCTGAAGAGGGGGGTTCTGATAACATAATCTTGCTGGATGCCCAGCGCGGACGATGGAATTTTCCTGAATTAAAGGAAAAAGCTTATGAAGAACACGAGTACTGGGAGCCAGATATGGTGCTAGTTGAAGCCAAAGCAACGGGTACACCACTTATTGATGAGTTGCGGTTACGCGGTATTCCAGCCTTGGGTTTTTCCCCGGGAAAGGGTAAGGATAAGGTAAGTAGAATGCACATGGTTGCGCCATTGTTCGAAGCTGGTGTAGTATGGGCACCAACGGATAAGAAGTTTGCTGATGAAGTTATCGAAGAAGTTGTTTCATTTCCTAATGGCGATCATGATGATTTTTGTGATAGTATGACATTAGCACTGATGCGTTTCCGCCAAGGAGGGTTTGTTTCCTTGGAAGGTGAGAACGAAGAATTTGACGAGTACCGTCGTAAACGGGAGTATTATTAATGGCATTGCCACCGATTGTAGATTCAGGAATTGCAGCAGAAGACATGCTGCCAAACGAAGCCTCTGTGGACGTATCTGTACCACAACCCGAAACTTTCGAGGGTGGAGCAGAGGTTTTAAACGACGGGCAGGGCGGAGCAATCGTTCAGGCGTTGACTGAAATGATGGGTCAACAGGCTGCACCACCAGTTCCTCACAATGCCAACTTAGCGGAGATGTTAGATGAAGCATACCTTGGAGAAATTTCGTCAGACCTTCGGGCTTCTTATGAAGAAGATATGGAGTCCCGTTCTGACTGGGAAGAAACGTATACAAAAGGCTTGGACCAGCTTGGTGTCAAGTATGAAGAGCGCAGTCAACCGTTTGAGGGCGCTAGTGGGGTTACGCACCCGTTAATAGCGGAAAGTGTCACACAGTTCCAAGCACAAGCTTATAAGGAGCTTTTACCGTCTGGGGGGCCCGTTAAGACTCAGGTTATAGGTGTTCAGGACCAGACTCGTGAAGAACAGGCTCGTCGTGTCAAGGATTTTATGAACTACCAGATTATGGAAGTTATGGAAGAGTTTGATCCAGACATGGATCAGCTATTATTTTATTTACCCTTGTCTGGTTCTACCTTTAAAAAAGTTTATTTTGATGATGCCAAGCAACGTGCGGTATCCAAGTTTGTTCCTGCACAGGACTTGGTCGTGCCGTATTCTGCTTCTGATTTAGCTACAGCGTCTCGTGTTACACATGTTCTTCGCATGGATGCGAACGAAATACGAAAGATGCAGATTGCAGGATCATACAGAGATATAGACATTACTTCACCAGAAGACGAAGTAGGTGAAGTTCGTCAGAAGGTAGATGAGATTCAGGGTATTTCTCGTAGCTATTCTGATGACATTTACACAATACTGGAGATGCATGTTGATATAGACCTAGAGGGTTTTGAGGACATGTCTCCTACAGGAGAGCCGACAGGGATTGCATTACCTTACATCGTGACAATAGATGAAGGTTCAGGGCAAGTTTTATCTGTACGTCGTAATTTTGAAGAAGGATCTGGCCTTGCTAAAAAGCAGCAATACTTTGTGCATTACAAGTTTTTGCCGGGTTTAGGCTTCTATGGTTTTGGTTTAATTCACATGATTGGTGGCCTTGGTCGTGCGGCAACGAGTATTCTCCGACAATTGATCGATGCAGGAACTCTTGCCAACCTCCCAGCAGGATTCAAGGCCAGAGGCGTAAGGGTTCGTAATGACGATGAGCCGTTACAGCCGGGTGAGTGGCGGGACATAGATGCACCGGGTGGAGATATTAAGAGCTCCCTTATACCATTACCGTACAAAGAACCCTCTGGTACGCTTGCACAGTTGCTAGCAGCCCTTGTAGAAGGTGGTAGACGCTTTGTTTCACTTGCTGACCAGCAGACTGCTGACGCGAACGGTCAGGCCCCTGTAGGGACGACTGTGGCACTCTTAGAGCGTGGCATGAAAGTTATGTCTGCTATTCACAAAAGATTACATTATTCCCAGAAGCAAGAGTTTAGAGTATTAGCTCGAATATTTAGAGACAACTTACCACAAGAATACCCGTATGAGGTAGAGGGTGGTAATCGTATGGTCAAGGTAGAGGACTTCGATGATCGAATTGATGTTGTCCCTGTTAGTGATCCAAACATATTCTCGATGGCACAGAGGGTAACACTGGCTCAAACTCAGTTACAGTTGGCGCAGTCAAACCCCCAGATGCACAACTTACACGCGGCATATCGTAGAATGTATCAGGCTTTAGAAGTCCAGAACATTGACGAGATCCTCCCCCCGCCGCCTGAACCAAAACCTCTAGACCCTGCCATCGAGAATGCCCGGGCATTAATGGGAGAGATCCTAAGTACGTTTCCTGAACAGGATCATGACGTACATATGCGTGTTCATTTGGCGTTCACGAAAACGCCGTTGGTGATGACATCTCCACAGGTTATGGGTACGTTTTATGCTCATATTATGGAGCATGCGTCACAAAAAGCACGTCAGATGGTGATGACCGAGATACAAGAAATCATAGGTCAGGCTCAATTAGCGGCTCAAAGTGGGGCGATAGATCCTCAAGCAGCGCAACAACAGATCATGGAAGTGCAACAAAACATGCAAGACCCGGCTCAGATGGAGCAGTTGATCTCGTTGCAAATGGAAAAAATACTAGCAGAGATACTTCCTCAGTTAATGACACCGGGCGACGACCCAATGAACGATCCTCTTGTTCAGATCCGTATGCAGGAACTGGCACTCAAGCAACAAGACTTGCAGCGTAAAACAGAGGACGATCAGGGTAATATGCTTGTTGAGCTACAGAAAATGCAGCAACGTGCTGCTACAGATGCTGCTCGTATGGAAAGTCAGGAAGAGATTGCAGACAATCGTAACGAGATTAATCGAGAAAGAATAGATGTGCAGCGTGAAGCCGTTGCTAAGAGGAGCTAGACATGGAAGGTCTACCAAAGGTAAGCATTGCTGTAGTTGGAGTTGTCATACTTCAAATCGGTGGTTTTATTTGGTGGACTGCCCAGCAAGCTAGTACAATATCGGGGTTGGAGGAGACAGTAAATATCTTAACTGTTGAGAATAACGCCACTGATAAAACAAATCTAATTAGGGATGTGCAGCGTAATACGGATCACCTGCAAGAAATCATTGATATATTGTCAGAGTTTTATGAAGACATGGAAGACGCAGACAATGAGATCTGGGAAGACATAGATATGATCAATGAGGATATGGGTGGCATGGCTAGTCATATGATGGAGATCATTAAACTGCAATCTCGCATTGCTATACTAGAAAAGACTGTGGAATTTACCCGTAACGACGGCATGTGATATGGACCCTATTACAATTCTTGCAGGTATTAAAACAGGGTTAGCCGCTGGTAAAACCGTAGCTGGCCTTAGTAAACAGATTGGAGAGTTTTTTGACTCAACTGACCAAGCTAAGAAAACGCTACAAAAAAGAGGTAT